AGCAGTCTAAGTTTTATGGTCTCCGATGCAAGAATCGAACTTGCGCTCCTTGGTCCCAAACCAAGAGTGATACCATTTCACCAATCGGAGTTGAATTGAATTTGTTAAAGTAGCAGCACCACATTATTGCTGCCATTCACCCGAATTAACAAGCTCGAGCGGGATTCGGTAAGTTACTTGGGATACTGGTCCAGTTTAGTCGCCTCAATGGACCTAGTGGGTGTCGAACCCATCACCTTCTACTGTTTCGGTCCTTCGAAGAAACCTAGACAGCGTGACTTTCTCTTGCTAACACTTTAACAAAACTTGGCGCCCCTAACAGGAATTAAACCTGTCTACGTTCAGCTTCAATTCTGACTCGCAACACAGTCCAGGGCATAACTTGGCGCAGAACATTTCTGTTTTTATCCGTGTCCAGGAATATTACTCCAGACAAAAACTGCATAACTTGGTGGTTAGTGCTGTTGCGACACAGCGACATCCCTTGAGCGAGAGCGTAGGAACTTAATCTACGGGTAAACACCTCTTGGGTCGAACAGTCAGGACAATTACTTTTGTAAGGCGTACTAAGCAGCGCCTGTTCAGAGCGCTCCCTTTGGGTTACTTTCATTTCCAACTAACCAAAACTTGGTACCCCAGGCGGGAGTTGAACCCGCATTTAAATTTCTCTTTTTGAGAGAGACGACTTTGCCAATTTGTCTACTGGGGCATTAATTCTTTATGGCGGGTCCTGAGAGGATCGAACTCCCACCCTCGGTTTCGAAGACCGAGATGATATCCATTTCACCAAGGACCCTAATAAGTTTTCGAGCGACCCGCTATCTTTCTCAAGGACTCACTGGCTTGTCTCGATAACAGAGTTTAAACTACCTTGCACTGCTACTGGTGTGTCATGCTCAAGAATAGGGCACTAGCGAACAAGGGACTCAACATTATCGTCTATCTCGAAACTTGGTGGAAGTAAGTAGATTTGAACTACTGACCAACAGCGTATGAAGCTGCTGCACTACCGCTGTGCTATACTTCCAAAACTGGTAGCCTGTCCAGGTAACGATCCTGGGTCGGTCGATTATCAGTCGACTGCTCTACCATTGAGCTAACGGGCTATAAATACTTTTGTGAAAACCTACGAAAACTTTACACCGCAAGGCTTACATTTTCATTTGAGTTTAAGTTCTGCTGGAGTCTGTTACATATTTGTACGCGATCTCTATGACGGTGACTTCAAAATGAAATACTTCACCAATGTCAATCAAGCATTGCGTTTTATTAACAATCTCTAAACCATATAGAAACACACTACGGAGTCGAACCGCCTTGCTAGCTCCTCGCCCGAGGATGGCATTCGAGTAACCCATAACACCCGCCGCTAAACGGGCTCGTCACTCTATACTAGTGTGTTTTCATATGATCTGACCATAGAAAAACACACTGTACGCAACCTCTTATGCGCTGGGGTGGCCAGAATTTAATCCCAATGTGTTTATCTATAGCTACCATATAAAAACACACTCACCCGAATGGACATTGTCACCTCCGCCTGCTGTCGGAAGTGTGTTTTTATATGGTAGGACCACCCGGACTCGAACCGGGAATTGGCAGATTAAAAGTCTGCTGTGATAACCATTTCACTATGATCCCATATACAGTATTGAATTATCTTTTGAGTGCCAATTCAGACCATACATGGAATCTGAGTTGACACTACAGTTTAGCTGAACTTCGCTTCATATAGTACCTCTTTGGTTAATCATTGACTGATTGGTTTTGGGCTTTGCGTAATGCCTTATACGGCTTACGATGACTGCCCGCTCGTTTAAATAATGCCAGTCGGACCAACGGATTGCGTACGACTACTGTGGGTTTTCGTTTCATTCTGTTCTCCTACTTAAAAACATATTATAACAGTAAATGGAATTACTGTCTACTAAATTTTGGTACCAGCGTAGGGAATCGAACCCTATCAAGAACGCTAATCTGGCGCTAAAAGGTATATAAGACCTCTCTGACTCCAAGTCTCGCTGGCAAAACAGGATGCTTATTTTTACATTAAAAGTGTAATTTTTTTATTTGCTGAACGCATCCTAAAACTGGCACGGGAACCTGGGTTCGAACCAGGGACGACAGAGTCAAAGTCTGTTGTGTTTCCAACTACACTATTCCCGAATAAAATTGGCGGAAGTCAGAGGAGTCGAACCCCATCCGATTTCTCGGAACCTGGTTTTCAAGGCCAGTCGCAGGACCATCCCCGCTGCATTAACTTCCAAAAAAGAGAACCACAGCGTGAGATATCATAATCTCAGTGGCTGTGGCCGTGTTATTGTGTTTGTTTGGAGCGGGCAACGAGAATCGAACTCGTAACTTAACTTTGGCAAAGTTATGTGTTACCACTAGCACCATGCCCGCATTAACTTGGTGCCCCATGACAGAATCGAACTGCCGTAACCTGATTACAAAACAGGTGTAATGCCATTATACTAATAGGGCGAAATACTTAAATACTTGTATGACCAATAAAGATTCTAAACAATTAGTAGAAACATTGTTGTCTACTTACGATATTAATAAATTTTCATCTTCCGGTGAGCGATTGGCTTACGAAAGGGGAGTCTTGACTGGCATACTGGCATTGTTAATATGCAATCATACTTATGCTGCCATGGATATCAAAAAATTAATTGACAATCGTAGTCAGCGGTAACTGGCGGAAGACCGGGGACTCGAACCCCGAAACCGTTGCCGGTCGATGGCTTAGCAAGCCACTCCAATACCATTATGGGAGCCTTCCTAAAAATAACAGGATGCTTTTTTACTTATTGACCTGTGTGCTACCATTACACTACTAGCCGGAATCGAACCGGACCACTGGTTTGGATTAAAGTTAAAAAAGGTTGCTGGAAGCATCCTAAAACTGGTTGTCTATATTCAAGATAAATCAAAATAATTTTGTTTCGCCCATACATGTCCCCATACATTAAGTTCGATTGGACTGTCGGCGTATTCTAACATGCTATCCCAATAATTATGGTAGATAATGTCAACATCTAATTTTAAAATACTGGTAAGATATTTACTGCCGCCTTGACAAAATAATTTTGAATACTCAATTTTTAAAGGATTCAATTCTTCATTTAAAAAATTTGACCATTTTGACCAATTTGTATTTTGATTAAGTTGTACGAGTGTTGATTTTACTTGTGCAATTCTATCGTCATTGGTAATATTTTCTTTATTAATTATTTTATCTATTTCCCAAAAATCACAATTTCTACAATTGTGGATTTCTCTTCTCTTAGAGAGATAAGTTTTAACTACAAATTCCCATTTTATTTTCGATACATCAGCCGAGGCAGTGTCTATATCTAACACTAAAATCTTTTCTTGAGCAACCAATGGGATTAATGAATTGTCCTGGAAAACCGAATTATGACATGCAACTGCCCAATGCATGTCACCGCGGTTGGTTAATTCAAATCCAAAATTATTTAAAGCACTGTCCAGTGATTCCACATTTTTAACAAGTCTCAAATTTCCCATATGGCCAATGCTTACACCGGTTGCCGGGTCTATATTCCAATAGTTATTAACAAAATTTGATTGCAGTCCTAACCATCCAGCAACAAAATCTGCCCGAGCTCCGCCGGTGCCGCAGATAAAAATTAACTGTATGGGAGTCATGATATTTCTGACATAATATGGGGTTAAACAAAAAACTTACTTGATATTTATTTTACTATAACTATCAAATATTAACTTGGCGCGACATGGGGGAGTCGAACCCCCGTCTTCGGATAGACAATCCGAGATAATGGCCGTTATATGAATGCCGCTGAATTTGGTGGAGAATACTGGGATCGAACCAGTCGTGCCCGAAGACGGCGGATTTACAGTCCACTGCATCACCATTGATGCTTCTTCTCCATATTTCTATTCCCGGTCGGAACTGCACCGACGATATACTGTGAGCATCTACACAGCCTTGTTAATTCATTGCCCACAGGATTTGCATTAGGGCTCTGACGAGAAATCTTTGGTAACGCTACGGGGAGTCGAACCCCGCTTTACGGGATGAAAACCCGTTATCCTAACCGATAGATGATAGCGTCAAAATTGTTATATTGAAACATACTCGGCTCCCCTTACAACCTTGTTCCTGTCAATTCAGGATGAACCTGGCTCAAGTCCAGCGGATCCCCTTGGTTGTTTGTATCTGTCAATTCAGATTGAAAGTGTGTTTCAATATAACTTCTCGCCGCGCAGTGCTTCACAGCCGGGCGGACTGTTATCACTCTGCAACAAAATTGTGCTCGGTGTTGTCTCCGGGAGAAATCTATAATTTTAATTTTTAAAGAACTGCTGCAACTAACTCTATCGTTTGCTGCTATGTGTTCATTATAACACTGTTTTGATTAATTGTCAATGACCGTTCAATTTGTCGGGTCATTGTGACTTGGAGTACAGGGTCGGATTTGAACCGACGATTTTACGGATTTGCAATCCGATGCATTGGGCCGCTCTGCCACCTGTACATACTTTGGCGTACCCACTAGGACTCGAACCTAGACTGACGGTTTTGGAGACCGCGATGCTGCCATTACACTATGGATACATTGTTTGGTGGAGGTGACAGGACTCGAACCCGCTACCTACTGCTTGCAAAGCAGCCGCTCTCCCAGCTGAGCTACACCCCCAAATTCTTTTACTTACTGTCAGCGCCGCGGTCTTTATCTTTGGGACCGCGCACGATTACTTCACTGCATAACTGCGCATCAATCATCATGCGTTTGAACGCATTACGAGTGGCAGTGTCTTTAAATGGTAGCAAGGTCATCATTGTTTTGTTACGCTTGCTGAATTTAAAAGTTTTTGTTGGAGTCATGATTGCTTTCTTTAATAAACTAACGGATTAACTATGGTACATCGTGACAGTTTCGAACTGCCGACCCGCTGCGTGTAAAGCAGCCGCTCTACCACTGAGCTAACGATGCAAACTGGTTGCGGGGCTTGGATTTGAACCAAGGATGGCAAAGGCTTATGAGACCTCGCTGGTGACCGGACCCTCCCCGCGATAACTTTCGATTTTATAAGAGCACAACATTTTCACAAACAGAGCCTGTCTTATCGGCAGGGTGTGTTATACACTTAAAAAATGGAGCGGGGTAGGAGAATCGAACTCCTGCCGTGAGCTTGGAAGGCTCTCGTTCTACCATTAAACTAACTCCGCTTTATCTCTAATATGTTCCCAAGTTAATTCTAACTTAGACAACATATATATTTTAACATTATTTTGTGCAGAACACAAGATAATTTTATTCAAATCTTTTGTAATCAAATAATCATTTTTAGGATCTAAATAGATATCATATTCTGGCAAATAAAAATCTGGAGTATAATGTCTCTGCTTACCAGTAGAATCTATCCACGGCATTCTTTTCGGACGATTCCAAATTATACCGTGCTTATCTAATTCTTGTGCTACTGCTAACTCATATGACGATTCTAATATAATTCCGTTATAATTAAAAGTCTTTCTATAATTCTTGCCACCAAATTCTCTATCAATTGCTATCTTAGATAGCTTTTGCTTTGTTATTTCTGAATGACCAGCATTACCATTTTTTATTCTAGTTGCTGAAGCCATTTGTTTTTGTGCTAACTTTGGACGTGATTTGAAGAACTTACTATTTGATAAGTTCTGTTTAGTCATCCCAAACTTAGCAGCAGTTTCCAAAATAGTATGTCCGTTGTCGTAAAAACTTTGAACTTCGATCCAATTATATTTGTTTTTCATAATTGTATTTAGCTCAAGACTAAGGTATTACCACTATACGAACCCCGCGAACTTTATTGAAACACACTGACAGAAGATTTACCCAATTGGCTGCTGGCGTGCTTCTGCTTCAGGATGCCATCCCTTTTAACTAACAATGCACTTCAATAAAGTGTCTAGCTACTCACACCACATGAGCCCTAGACTGAGCAGTTACTCTGTCCACACATTTTTTGCTTTGGCTTTAAGTTGTGTTCTCCACCCTAGATAGTTTTTGGTATCCCATGTTAGCGGGACCATAAGGTCAATTCCTAGCGTACCCCCTGTTCTATCGTTTCAGGGACGCACTTTTTAACGTTAAAAGTGTAAACCGGGATTTTTGGTGCCCCAGAGGAGACTCGAACTCCTAAAATTTGGTTTCTAAGACCAACACGTATACCAATTCCGTCACCGGGGCATTCAAATACTTATCTTGGCTCCGACCGCTGGAATCGAACCAGCCTTCAAGGATTAACAGTCCTCTGCCCACACCGTGTTTGCTTCGTCGGAATATCTTTCACTTGCCTAGTATATAGTCTATGCCATATACTGTCAACGATTTATGTAATTTTCTTAAGGTAATCTCGGCCGATGTGACCTGCTTGGATTTCTTCCAGTGCGGCTACCACCGGTTTACTACGAGTAACGACCTTGGGCTTGTGGCCACGCTTCAATTCTCTTGCCCGAACGCAAGCAACCAATATCATATCAAAACGATTGCCAATATTGGCCACGCAACGATCGGTATCAACTAGTACAGTTTCTTTATTCATATTTGCCTTAAAATTATATTATACACTATAATTATTTAATGGTCAATATATTTTGATAAATCGACTTGTAAATTATGTTTATTTGCATAGTCTATATGATCTTTATTATTTGGTTCTGGATCACGATTATATTCCGAACTCGTATTCGATTTAAAAAAAGAATTTAAATCTTCTTCATTGGAAAAAGAATCAATGGTCATACTATCTGGTGTATGATAAGTTTTTATCCAGTTAATATAATCATTTGCGGCCTCCAATGAAACAAAAATTTTTATGGGGCTTCCATCCTTTTGGTACAGTGATCTATTAATATCACCGTTTAATTTATTTAAAATAAATTGACCGGTTTTTTCCATTTCGTCTAATTTAAAATGAAGTAAAATTCTAAAATCATTATCATGATCATAACTCCATTTTTCACTGACTGTATAAAACATTTGGCATCTTTACTATTAATTATATTTATAAACATGCGTTATGGGTATTCTAAAACATACCAGTGTCACGGTGATACCTGTGCGCTGTTCCCCGGGGCAATCGAGACCCCTGAACGATAGTCGTCTAATATGTTTTAGAATACCCAGCATCTCTGCTGAGTATGTTAGGGTCAATACCCTAACCAGGAGTCTTACTAAGAGCGTTATCGCCGCTCGTTCATGTTTCCTGTCCGCCCGATTTCGAACTGTTTAAGGTGTGTTCTGTGGTACTGCGTCTACCCAACTTACACCATCTAACCACGAAGTTCTGGTCTTGCACTGCGCGGACGCTGTGCTACTACCTCTGCTCGTTTAACCTTTTGCACAATCAATTTTTGAAATTGTTCTGCTGTCAAACTGTGCTCGGTAGTCCATTGAACTTCGCGAATTCTTTTCTTAATGTCTGCCTTCATTCATTCCTTTACTAAAACAAAACCCCAGGGAGTTTAAGCCTGGGGTCCTTTGAAGTTTTGAAATATCTTAAGTGATTTACTTAATCATTTTTCCTTCTCGGACCCTGGTATAACTCTCCGGTGTGCGATCATTCCCCATGACATTAATCGCAAGCCAGCAAGCGGCGTTAAAGCCTAGCTGTTTGGCTATACTATTAATTGTATGTGATGACTGCGATGTTTTCATATAAGTATCTATTATAATTTATTTATGCCTTGTTGTCAAGAACTTTTTAATTTATTTTTGGTGCTCCGAGCCGGAATCGAACCGGCATGCCCTTGCGAGCGGCAGATTTTAAGTCTGCTATGTCTACCTATTTCACCATCGGAGCATCGTTCTATTATACAACCTTTCGGATTAATTGTCAATACCTAGGAGTAGTTTTGGTACATCGCGTGGGTAATGCTCCCACCCCGACCGATTATGAGTCGGCTGTTCCCCTGTAGAACTTGCAATGCATTGTATCTATTATATAGCTTTAGAGATTAAATGTCAATATCAGAAACCAATTTTCGGCATTGCTTCTTGCTCTGGTCCAAATACATTAGGCATTTCAACTTTTAAAGTGGCAATTTCAATAGCATCATTGATATAGCGAGTTGCGCCAGTATTGGCGTCAAAGAATAAAATACCGTCAAAGCCCGAAACAGTTTGATAGTTGTCGTAACTCATAATACCCCACCCTTCACGCATTGCAGCCAAATCCCCAGATGCTAATGTTTGAGCGAATATCTTATTGTCATTAGGATCCGTAAATCTAAACATACTGTCGACAATAATTTGGCTTAACTGTGTTGTTACTTTAGGATCTAATTGTTGCCTAGCAGTGGCCCAACCAGACAGGCTCATGGCTCGACCAGGATTTAATCCAGCTTTTTCAAATGCATCTCTCACTGCGCCAGTGTTATATTTGGCTTTTCTAGGGTCTTGTAATCTTCCCCACGAAGCAATTTTACCTTTGACCTCTACAGAAACTTTATCCATAATAATCAAATCGCCGGCGCCTCTGCTGGTGCCAGCAAATTTAATCAGCGGACTAAATGCAGCCAGGGCCACTTCGCCCGGGCCCACACCCATGCTTACTATGGTTTTGCTGGCCGTCATGAATACTTGCTTGGCAAAATTGTTGCCAGTAAAGTAAGTTTCTAAACTACCACTAGGCGCCAACAATGCTTGAATATCAATATAACCTCGATCAAATCCATTGATGAAATCATTTTTTTCTTGGTATGTGCCACGAGTACTGTTAATTATTGCAATTAATTTATCTTTAACAGAGATTGCATCATCATTTGCACTCAATGCTGCTTGAATTCTAAGATCAAAATCTCCGGCGCCCAGAGTCTGATATACACGATCTAATCCGTCCCTGTCAGCTTTTTGCACCAGACCAACAACTTCTTTTCGCAGTTCGGCGTCGGTGGTGTCTGCGGAGTATTCTTTTAGTATGTTAAATTCGTGAAATCTCATGAGCTGCCTCTAATTATACTATATTTATAATATCTATACTCAGTATTGATTTGTTGCGCTGCAATAAATACTATGTCAGTAGAAACACTAATATGGTTTCCACTGATATAGCCAATATAGAAAAGGAACACAAAATGTCAAAATCTATTAAAAAATTCTTACAAAGAATTTTCAAACAGACCAGCGAATTCGAAAATTATATCGCCAGCAAAAATCCACAAAGTGCAGCAGAAGTTGACCACTGGTCAAAAGTGTATTCATACAGCAAAGGTGGTCGGTATGGTATCTAAATTTAAATTATTTTTTCTAGCTGTATATCGCAGCTTGGAAGAATTTGGAACTCAACGAGCAAATCGCCAATTGGCGCAATACAAAAAATTAGGAATGTTGAAATGAAATCACTGCTAACTTCAATTTATAAATTTATGACCACTGTTGTTGAAATCGTCCGCGAAAGCAGACAAGATCAAAACAGGCGTCATTATTATTAATAACTGATAAAGTTATTTGCGTAGAATATCGTCTTCCACGCAATCTTGGCCATACTGAATCTCAATCAGCTTTAACGGCTGATCAGTTTCATTACACAGCTGGTGCCACTCACGGCATTCAATAAAAGTGTGTTCATGCACCTCTAAATAGCATTTGACATCACGGTCTGTGCTGGTCTCTTCCAGCGTGTACACTGTGGCTGTGCCTTGGGCCACAAACCAAAACTCTTGTCGTAGATCATGGCGTTGCATGCTCAAACAGGTCTTGGGCATGACAGTGAGTTCTTTGAGTTTGGTGTTGGCACCTACTTCGTGCAGCACACGATAGTATCCCCAGGCTCGACTAGTTTTAGGGGCTTTCCATTCTTCCAGTATCCAGCTGCTGCTGTTCTTTTTATCATCGCCGCCCACGCCAAACGCAAACTCCAAATTATCATCCACTAGATCCATTTCCGGAATGTTGTCTGAAGTTCTATCGCCGCCATTGGCAAAAATAATAGTAGCAGTAGGATACATTGCTCTAACGCCTGTGATAGCATTTTTACTGCTACCGTCTGCATCGGGATAACAAACGACTCGATCAACTACTCCAAGAGAACTGACAATCTTTTCTCTTTCGTAGGTGTGCATAAAGGCTCTTCCCTTTTTACGCACCAACCACTCATCCGAGTTTAAGCCTACGATAAGCATGTCACCTAATTTTTTAGCAGCTTCAAAATACGCAATGTGTCCGCTGTGCAGTGGATCGAATCCACCAGTTACTAATACTATTTTCATACTTGATTCCAGTTACAAAATTGGCCGCTGAGCCAGTGAGTTTGAATATCTTCTTGTTTCAATAATCCAAATGTCTTAATGCTGTTCATGGCAGATTCGGGCAACAACTTCTTTTCGCACAAATCATACCAAGAAGTTGTCCGTGGATTCATAGGCTCGTGTTCACTTTTATAAACCACACAATGAATCCAAGGATCATTTGGATGCTTTACAAAATGTCCATCGTGACAATCAAATCCATTGACTGCCAACATATATAACAAATTTGTGATGGTATAATGAAAATAATTGCCGGGTAAACTGCGAACAACGGGTTTGTTATAGGTAATATTGATAGTCTGGGGTACAATTAGTACCAACATGCCGTTGGCGTTCATCTGCAGATTCCAATTTTTTAATGTGCCCAAGGGGTTGGTAGCATATCTAAAACTGTCATGACTCCATATGACATCGGCTCGGATATTTTGATTATATTCTTCAAAGTCGGCCTGCATGATACGCATGTTGTCAGTGTTGACAGCGGCTCTACTGAGATCTAAATCTACGCCCAAACATTTATAGTTATGTGGTCGCTCTGCGCCATTTTCATCCAAATAAGTTTTTGTTGCCCACCAAGCAAGATCAAGACCAATCCCACAACCCATGTCACAGATTGTGGTTATACTGTCCATGAAGTCGTCATAGTTGGCAATGAGATTTAGGGTCTCAAGACTATGCTGATGACTATCTGCGTCAGACTTAAAAATGTTCATATGACCACATCTTCCATTCCAGCCGTGCGCAATCTAGTCACATGTCCCAGCATAAAGTTTTTACTTTCAATGCCTTTTAACAAGCCCAACCATTTATTACGAACAAGTGCCACCTCATTGATGATAGTTTCGAAGTCAATGACTTCATCCTCGCCGTCCACATATTTTTCTGCATCACGACTGGTCAGCGCTCTGTTGTAGTTTTCCAAATACTTTTGAAAATGTTTCTTACGGATCTTGCG